CTCACCAATTTATTTGATGAGGTTATCATATCGTGGATTTGCCGCCAATCATAGACGGTCAGTTATTTGGTGCTTACGTTTTTTTCTTACCAGTTAGTGGATCAGTGCCTAAATATATTTGAAATTGATAACGGGTATTCCCGTCCTTGTCCTGATACTTCTTGATTGCTGCCATATATAATTTCCTCCATAACGTACCGTGCGGGGGCAGTGTTATGTAAGAAAACAATTATTAAAAGTATATGTGCAAAAAATGGGACTCGCTGGTGTTTGAATAATTAAAAGAGAAAGTACCTTGTGTTGAAAATTCAGAATTAATAAACGCGTTGAAGTCGCAAAATATATCATTATTTTTATCAAAAGAGCTCATTTCGTAATGACAGTTAATAATCAATTCATTTAATATGCTTCTCAAAGTTCGCTGTTGATTTCCCAAAATCAAACCGCCGATTGCTAAATTTGGATCTTTTTCCACTGATATTATTATTTTGTTCAGATTTTGGTTTTTTATATTCTGAAAAAAATCTATTTTAAACGTGGAATTGGTAATCAGATCAAAATTGATTGGAACAATATAGGAAAAGACTATGCTGCTTATCTCGTTACGAACCTTCTTTTTTTCAGAAGTTGGGGGAAGAATGGAATAGTTAGTAACGGCAGGCGCTAATAAAGTGGAGACAGGACACTCTATAGAATTAGCGATTAGTTTTAGTGTGGAAAGTCTGGTATTATCAGGAATTTCATCGTTTTTTATGAGCCTGGCAATTGTAGCTTTAGATAATTGTGTATCATTTTGCAAATCCGTAAATGACATATGAAGTTCAAGCATGCGTGACCTTATGGGGTTCAATTTGAATGCCTTCTTTCAGTTTTTTATAAGAAACCTATCTGAATAAATGGTATCACATACTTGACTTCAAATGAACAACTATGTATCATAAGTTCAGTTAAAGAAACCAAATATAGTTTTTAGTTTCTTTAATAAAACCGCAGGAGGTGGCAAAGATGAATAACGAAAAAAATCAGTGGCTAACTTATCATCAAGTAATGGAAGAACTAAATATTGGCAGCATGAATACAGTCTACAAGATGATTAATGACGGATTAAAGGTAACTAGCATTGGTAGACTAAAGCGTATTGAACGTAAAGAGCTGGATAAGTATTTAGCTTCAAAAACAATTTAAATTGCACCGTGCGGGGGCAGAATAAACTTAAGGAGGTGATCCTATGAACTTAGTCAGTTTACTGTTGGTCGGTTTCCTTGCCAGTTATTTTCTTGGCATTGCTACGGCGTTAGTTGGAATGAAGAAGGCATAAAGATACGAGGCAAGAAAAATGGGAGAGCATACAAAAAAGACCTACTTTACTTTGGCGAGTAGTAGGTCAGGCATATCGCAATGTATGTTTTCCCTTAATTATAACACGTCACTACTGTTTTGATGAAGGGAAAAGATGAAAATGAATAAAATAGAGGACTTAGATGATTTAGCGTTTGAAGCAGGTACGTTAGCCAACGCATTGGGAGCTTTAAGTCAGTTAGCCAGTGATAGTTTAGACAACGATATAGATAGGGTTGGTGACCTAATCGGGTTAATTACAGTAGTACATCAATATGCTGAAAATCATTACACAAACGTGGACAAATTTAATATGTTTGGTGGCGATAAACAATGAAGGAATTCGCTTCGTTGTATGCGGCACTTGATTTAGTTGAAAGCGGGTATGAAATTTACCCTTTATCAGCCAACACTAAGACACCACCTAAGGGCCACCACGGATATTTAGAAGCCACTAGAGACCAGAACATCATTGTGGACTGGTTTCAAAATAACCCAGATTATAACCTAGGCTTGCGGTTAGACACGTCGCATTTATTGGTGGTTGATGTTGATATTCACGATTCTGCTAAGAATGGAAAAGATAGCCTGATGGAGTTACAGCGCCAAGGCAAGACACTTTCACCAGATACGTACATTGAAAAGACAGCTGGTGGTGGTCTCCATTACTTCTTTAAGTATACCGGAGATAAGGTGCGCAAGGTCGATAATTGGCCTGGCATTGACCTGCTAAGTGACTTTACTGTAATTGCGCCAAGTGAGATTGGTGGCATGGCTTATGCACCCTTATCTGGTCGAACACTGGCTGATATTAAACCGGCACCTAATTGGATAGTTGATGAATTAAGCACCAATAATTTGAACGGTGCGTCAGAATACGCCTATACAACACGGTTAAAGAAATATACTGGGCGTTTGCTTGATGAGATGGTGCAAGGGGCCAATACGGGTGATAGGAACGTTTGGCTTACTAAAATGGCTGGCCGAATGTTTAGCGTTGGTGCTGATCCAAAAACCGTTTATAACATGCTATCGGTGATAAATGATTCTTTTGTAGATCCATCGCTACCAAGTAGAGAGATAAATGTTATTTTCCAGTCTATTTTAAAAAGAGAAAGTAAGGGGGTTCATTAATGGGCAAAGCAATGGATCTACCAGCAGAGACCCGAGAAGCGGCCAGCAATGTTATCAAAATGCAACGTGACGCTGATTGGCAGAATGATTTCAAAAAAAATTCGGACGATGGGATCAAAACACAGTCTCTTTACAATATCCGCTTAATTATGGAACATGACGAAATGTTGAAAGGGCTAGTTGCATTTGACGAGTTTTCGGAACAAATTGTTAAGACGCCACAAGCAGACAATTCACTGTTCAAAAAAGGTTTTTGGAATGATGGTGATGACACGTTATTGAGAAGCTATATTGAAGATCATTACAATTTGTTATTCAGCAAGGAGAACATTACCGACGCAGTAGTTACAGAGGCACGCCGCAAGACAATCAATCCGGTTAAGGCTCGTATTGAAGCGGCAGAATGGGACGGCCAGCCACGTGCTGAACGTTATTTCATTGATTACTTAGGTGCCGAAGATAATCATTACACCCGCACCATCACTAAGAAATGGCTAACTGGTCTTATTGCCCGGGCTTATGTTCCCGGAGTTAAGTTTGAAATTGTCCCTATCTTAGAGGGGAGCCAAGGACTTGGCAAGAGTACGGCTGGTAAAAATCTATACCCGGATAAATTCAATGATTCGTTGAAAGGAATGGGTAAGCAGAAAGACGATTATCAACAGTTGCAAGGTAGTTGGATTATTGAAGTTGCCGAGCTTTCCGCCATGAAGAAGACGGATATTGAGGGAATCAAAAATTTCATTAGTGCACAATCCGACACATACCGGAATAGTTATGGCCGCTATGCGTTGCCACACCCGCGTAAATGCGTATTTATTGGCACAACTAACCAAACCGACTATTTAAAGGACGCGACCGGTGAACGGCGTTTTTATCCAATTAAATGTGGGGTCAACAAGGCCAAATTAGATGTATGGCACCCGGACGAGAATTACATGCTTCAAGTATTGGCGGAGGCCGTGTACTGGTTTAGGAATGGCGAACCGCTATATCTGGATCAGGCCACCGTGAAAGAGGCTAAGGCGTATCAGATGGCTGCGGAAGCTGTCGACCCTATGCGAGATGCCATCGAAGCGTTTTTAGCAATGGAAGTTCCCACAGATTGGGGAAAAATGAGTACCAGCTTAAAACAAAGCTATGTCAGTGACTACGGTCAGCAATCTAAGTGGCTACAAGATCAAGTTAGCAATGAACGGAAACTGCTTAATCAAACAACAACTCGGGAAATTATGGAAGTTGTCTTCCATAAAACAGTTGATCGTTATTTAACCGGGCGAACAAACTCGGAAGCTAAGCGAATTAAGTTGTTAATGGACAATATGGACGGTTGGAAAAGTCAACGAATTAGAATGAATGGCCAACGTCTACATGGGTATATGCGCGAAGTTTAATCAGAAATTTACCAAGTGGACCACGTTGGACCACCTAATGGACCACGTCAGGGTGTCTTTGAAGTGCTGATATATCAACGTTTGGACCACCGGACCACGTGGACCACGTTTAAAAAAACATTTCCAGTTCTAGGAGGAAACACGTATGAAATGGCAAGAAATGCAATTATTGAGAGACACAAAATATAGCAGTTCAGAAAACCTCAAAAAATTTGAAGACGTATTTAAGTTTGATAAATGTGCCGTGTATGAACGCCCACATAATCTTGAAAAACTACTAGCAGGTGATCGTTCATACAATGCGGGTAATAAGTATGACACACCACCTTACCTTGGGGATTGGTTAGATCATGCCGAATTGCAAAAGGTAAGTGGAACTACACGAATTGTTGCAATTGCTCATGATTATGGGCCGGCCGATAGCGTTCATAGCAAAATAGCGGAGCACGTCTTGTCGCTTGATTTAGTGGGCGTGATATTTGATAGCAAAGTAGATTGGTATTATCCCGGCCAGTCTTCACTAGTAATGATTATGAGCAGGGAAACATATAACTACTATTACTATGACCTGTTGGCAAATCAGCATGTTGTTGATGTAGTTAAGAAGCAATATTTTAGAGAATAAAAGGAGTTTAAATAATGAAAATTAAGATGGTACATGCTGACAATATGGAGGAGTTATTTGCGCAAGTTTCGGAAGTCGACAAAGCACAAGATATTGACGATGAGTTGATAGGCACTAGCATTGATTTTATCAAAGTGAGCGATTCGAAAAAGATCTATTGTGAAGCATTGGTTTATAGGACTGGTGATGACGATGAAGACTTATGATGTATCGCGTATGAAGCACCGCTGCCAATTCGGGGTATATGGTAATGGTGAGGAGAATCCGAATACAGGCGCTTTCGTTTCGCAATTTGTACCGCAATTCTCACTATGGTTCGGTGAGTATAGCCAGACCATTAACCAGCAGATTACTCTAACCGGAGATGATCTGACAGATACGAAGATGATTGTTGTACGGCATAATAAGCAGGTCAATCAGCAGCAACTGGTTAAGATTGATGGCACCCTTTACCGGGTCAACAACGTAGCCGGTGATGATGAGATTAACGCCTATGATGTCATTACGCTTGTTCGCTATCAGAAGCACGGATAATGAATGATAGGTCGTCTTCACAGGCGGCCTTTTGTGTATATAAGGAGATCTATTATAATGGCAAAAATTATGAAGCAATGCAACCATGCCGGGTGCCGTCAGTTGGTGCCCTATGACACACGCTACTGCAGTAAGCACCAGCATAAGGCTAACGCCGAAACGTACCACAAGCGCATGTATGGCGAACATGAGGGACGTTATCAACAGTTCTATAAGTCATCTCAATGGCGTAAGTTATCACGTAGATTCCTAGAGAATAACCCTATCTGTGTGAAATGCTATCAAGACGGGGTGATCCGTAAAGCCGATGTGGTCGATCATGTTATAGAGTTGCGTGATGATTGGTCACGGCGACTAGACGAAAGCAACCTACAGCCATTGTGCTACCGACACCACAATCAAAAGACTAAGCAGGCTAGAGAAGTACGGTCAAAAGAGGTCAGCGCTAAGAATGGTGGTAAGGCGTGATGTGCCTGCGATAGTTGGTGATAGATGATGGTTGCGATTATACAGAGTATTCGCAAGTGAATATGGTTAGGTAGAGCCGAATTTTCAGCTGAATTAAAATTGGTGACTAACTTAAACTTAGGTAGTACATCTGCGCAAAATTGCGCACATCTTTATTGGGGGTCTGCTTAAAAATAAGCATACCCAATATATGTCCAAAATTGGACACATCTTTCAGCCGAGTTATTGAGCGGAATTTTCCGCTGTACTATCTGCGGTCACAAGTTACGACCCCAACGCACTAACTTGGTGCATTAGCTGACCCGTTAAGATGACGGGATAGGGTGCCTTCGCGGCTGAATTTTCAGCCCCCAATTTTGGGGAGCTAAGCCGAAAACTAGGCCGAGTTGGATTTGGCAGCCGACAATTCGACCGCGAGTATTCTAAAGTGATTGTAAAACTTGGTATATCAATGATATGGGGGGCTATGGTCGACCCGAAAAGAGCGGGCACACTCCACAGCTCGCATAAATTTCCCTTTAAAAATTTGAATTTTTGCCAATATTGACAGAAACCAAAAAATGTCTACTACTTTATACAAAATTTGCATAAATAAAAAGTCAAGGGGTGAAGCATAACTATATGTAGTATGCCAGCCAATAACAGCATACTATATATTGCACTTTTTACTCGAAAGTGTTACTATTTATGTATAATAAACGAATTCCGAATATATGTGCATTTGAGCTACCTCAGCCATGCTGTGGTGGCTTTTTTGCATATAAATTTAGCGAAAGGAGCCCGAAAATGGGTCAAAAGATTAAGCAACTATCAACTCTAAAGAAACATCTAACGAACGAAGAACGCGACCAGCGCAAAGACGCAGAGACTGCCTTGTTTGATTACCCGTCACTTGATTTGACGCCCCCTGATTGGTTGCACGACCGTGCTTTGACCGAATGGCAACGTGTTTCCCCGTACTTGAAAGCTAATACGCCCATCAGTGAACTTGATCGGGCCCTCTTAGCAAGCTACTGCCGGGCTTATGCCACCATTCAGACTTGCGAGAATGATATTCGTAAGAACGGGCTGGTACAAACTAATCAAGAGACTGGCGCCCGTAAGCCCAACCCGTACGTGGCTTTGCAGTCACAAGCTATGAAAGACCTAAAGTCCTTAGCTGATGATTTAGGCATGTCGCTATCGAGCCGGGCCCGCATGGAATTAAACAAGCAGAAAGATGAGACACCCGAAGATACTTTCGAGGCGATGTTGTCATGATTGAATATGTTGACCAAGTTTTATCGGGCCAAGTGTTGGCTGGTCAAAAGATTAAATGGGCGTGCGAGCGATTTAAACGTGATTTAAGCCGTTCTAAAGAAGACAGCTTCCCGTTCTACTATGACGAAGACAAAGCGGCACAGGCGGTTAAATTTATCGAATTAATGCCGAAGACTGATGGTAGCCAACTCACTATGCAGCCCTTTCAAAAATGGCTTATTAGTGAGCTGTATGGTTGGCGTGAAAAAGCAACCGGCAATCGCCGTTATGATCGGGCGTTCATTAGTATGGCACGGAAGAACGGTAAGACCTATCTAGCTTCTGGTATGGCCGCTAATGGCCTTTTAAGGGAACGTCAGCCCGCCCGCAACCGACAAGTATTATTCGTCAGCAACGCCCTTAAACAAGCTAAATTAGGCTACGACATGCTATCAAGTGGGCTACGGCAAGTCCGCAAGCAATCGAAGTACATGCGGCAACGGATTAAGGTACAGAAGCAAGCCATTACTGACTTAGAAACTGATTCGCAAGCCTTAGCCCTTGCCAGTGATACCAGTACGCTTGATGGTTATGCCGGGACTACCGTTATTTTAGATGAATGGCACGAAGCTAAAGACCGCAAGGTGTACAACGTTTTAAAGTCTGGTCAAGCACAAGAAGATAATTCCCTGTTGGCGGTGATTTCCACCTCGGGCCTTAACCTCAACGTCCCCATGCACGCCGAATATGAGATGTTGACAGACGTTTTAAAGGGGAAGATTGAAGCTGATCGCTACTTTGCGGCAATTTGGGAACTAGACGACCGCGAAGAAGTTTACGATCAAGCCAATTGGATCAAGGCAAACCCGTTGTTCAGTGAACCACACGTCAAGCAACGAATGACGGAGAAAATTCAGGCCGATGTTGACCTTGCCATTAAGCAAAATAACCTCATTCCGGTGCTGGTGAAGAACTTCAACATGTGGTTGCAAGCCAGTGAGGATAGTTATATTTCTGCGGACGATTGGGCCGCTGGTAAATTAGATGAAATCCCCAATTTGCGGGGGCGTGATGTGTATATTGGCGTTGATTTATCGAAAAGCAATGATTTGACCGCGGTTAGTTGGCTCGTGCCGATTGGCAACGGTCAATTTTATTGTGATAGTCATTCATGGATCGGGACTAAGTATGGACTTGATTCAAAAATTAAACGTGATGGCATTGATTATCGGTCAATGGAGCGCGCTGGTGAATGTAGTATCACCCGACTAGACAGCGGCATTATTGACTATGACGAGCTATTTGATTTTGTACAAAAACTGGTCGGGAAATACAACTGGAAAGTGAAAGCAATCGCTTATGACCCGTATAACGCGCAAACGTTAATTACTAAGTTTGAAAAATTCAATTATCCATTGTTTGAAGTAAGGCAAGGGACGTTGACTTTGAATATTCCCACCCGAAATTTCCGTGATCAGCTGTATGCGGGTCACATTAAACACAATGGCAATCAGATTCTCGCTTATGCGGTCAATAACGCCATATTGAAAGTGTTGAATAATGGCTGGCAACTGGATAAGGCACGCAATAGCAACCGGATTGACCCGATAGCGGCGTTAATTAATGCTTATGTGGCCGGTATGGACTATTACCAAGAAAGCGAGGCGAACCAACATGCGAACGAATATTATGCGACTGCAACGGATCTGTTCTAATTACCTATCGGCAATCCTGCTGATTATGGGGCTGGTTCTGCTAGTCGTTGGTGTCGGCGGTTGGCTAGGGTGGTATGCAGCCATCATGCTGGCCGGAGTTAGCCTGATCGTTTTGGCACTACTGATTAATTATGAAGAAAAGGAGGTGAACCCATGAGCATTTTTGTTAAAGCAAGCACCACCAGTGGCACTCATGATCCAGTGGCTGACGCCTTGGTTAGTCTGTCTAGTAATGACCCCTATACGTTTGTGAGTGCGGCGGTACTACGCAACAGTGACATTTACGCGGCGATTAACATTATTGCGAGCGACATTGCCAGCAACCCGATCGTTTGTGATACGGCCATTTTTAATACCATGATTAATCAGAACCCGAATAGCAATATGGACGGTTACCATTTTAAATACGCCTTGGCGGCCAATCTGCTTCTCAATGGCAATAGTTTCGCGGAGATTTTACCTAATCACACCCTGAAACTGATTCCCAACAATCAATTGGTGGTTGAGCAAGACGATGTGAGCGGCAAGTTGACCTATACTTATACGGCAACCAGTGGAACGTGTCGTCAGATCGCGCCTAACAACATCTTGCATTTCAAATATTTCACCAAAGACGGGGTATCGGGGATCAGTCCACTATATGCCTTGAAAGATGAGCGCCAGATTCAGTCGGCCGGCAATAAATTGCTAACCGGCTTTTTTACTGCCGGTGTGCACGGCACCACCATCGTTAAATTGCACCAAACGGACTTAGGCAAAGAAGCCAAAGAAAATGTCCGAAAACAGTTTGATGAAACTACCACCGGAGAAAATGCGGTTAATACGATTGTCACTGATGATGGTATGGATATCAGTAATCTTCCCTTGAACACTGACGTGTTAAAGCTGGTCAACTCGAATGACTGGACGACCCGCCAAATTGCCAAAGCCTTTGGCTTGCCACCAGAGCGCTTAGGGGTAGAAAACAATCATTCTAACCAAGAGCAAAGTGGCGTGCAGTATCTACAAGGGACGTTACAGCATTACTTTGATAGCTTCACCAGCGAACTATCATTCAAGCTTGGCCATGACTTCACGTTCAATACGGAAAAATTATTGAGCCTTGATCCGCAGACCCAGCAAGCCCAAGCGGTGGCTGGATTTACGGGCGGCATTATGAGCCGCAATGAAGCCCGGGCCAAGATTGGACTGCCACCAACTGATGATGGTGATATTTTCTTAAACTTACAAAAGAATGGAGTGACTAATTCATGAAACAAGACCGACGGTTAACGATTGACGCCGAATTGCGAGCACAAACGCCGCAGCCAGAAACACCCGAAGACGGGCCAGCTGAAAATTCAGCAGACCCGCAACCTAAAGATTCCCAAACAAGCAAGGGGAAAACAATTAGTGGTTATGCCATTGTGTGGAACTCACCAAGTAAAGATTTAGGTGGTTTTACCGAGATTGTAACCCCCAAGGCGCTTGATGGTGTCGATTTATCAAACGTTCTTATGCTCAACAACCACGACTACACTCAAGTGTTAGCCAGCGTCAAGGCGGGCACGCTGACGCTAGAAACAGACGACAAGGGGCTACATTTCACCGCACAGTTGCCGAATACGTCGTTTGCTAATGACGTCTACGAAGAAGTTCAAAGTGGGAACGTTGATTCCTGCTCATTTGGCTTTGACAGTGATGATGATACCGACGAATGGACTAAAGATGACGATGGCAATATCACCCGAACCATTAACCAAGTCAAAAGCCTATTCGATGTGTCAGTGGTGGCCGTTCCCGCTTATGACGATACCAATGTGCAAGTTGATACCCGTAGCTATGAAAAATTTATTAACCAAGAAAAGGAGCCTGACAACATGGCAAAACAAACAATTATTGATCCCAATGGCAATGAAAACAAAACCGGTATTCCAGCATTTGAACAATATGTACGGTCACATGGTGAATTACGTGACGGCCTAACCACCGACGGTGCCAGTGCAGTAATTCCCAAGGAATTAATTACACCCGTGTTCCAATTGAAACAATCAAAATACAATCTAGCCCAATACGCAACGGTTAAACAGGTTTCATCGGGTACGGGAACTTATCCAATTTCGACCAGCCAACAAAAGGCGGTACTGGCTACCAAGCAAGAGCTGGCCGATATTAACGATGTTAACGCCAATATGTTTACCGATGTTCCGTTTGATGTTAAGACACGCGCCGGTAAGATTGCATTATCAAATGAAGTCGTTGAGGATTCCGAAGTTGATATTGTGAGCGAGGTCAAGAACCAACTGCAACAGTTGGTGGATAATACCGACAACACGCAGATCATGGGACTGTTAACGGGTAGTAGCTTTGCTAAAGCAACGGCCACCAGTATTGATGATCTTAAAAAGATTTTCAATGTGACCTTAGACCCTGCTTTGAGCAAGATGTGGTTAGTTAACCAATCCGGATTCAACTATCTTGATACTTTGAAAGATAGCGAGGGCCGTTACCTATTGCAACCTAACCCGACAGCACCTAGTGGCTTTACCTTGTTAGGGGCACCGGTCGTCATGATCAGTGATAAGCTATTGGCCAACAATGCTGACGGCACATTCCCAATGATCGCGGGTGATTTGTCGCAAGCGGTGGCGGTCTTCCGGCGTAACCAAGTAACCGCCCAATGGGATAAGTTCGACCAATTCAGCCAAGGATTATCAGTGATCGTGCGGAACGATTATGAAGTGATTGATAAGTCTGCCGTGATTAATGTGGCACTAGGAACAACAACCAGCGGTAAGTAGAAGGACATAAGGGGGTGTTAATTTGACACCCCTGTTACATAATGATGGACGTTGTATGCTATTATTGACTTAAACAAAAAATAGAGGAATGATAAAAATTGAAAATGATTAGTGACGTATTAGTTTTTGCAGTGGCATTAGAGGCACTTTTTATCATGGTGCTAGAAATGTTTTTGACACAAACAAAGATTGCTAGAAATGCTTTTGATTTGCCAAAAGAGTATTTAGCACAAGAAAAGGTGCAAGTAAGTATGGCTAATCAGGGATTATATAATGGTTTTATTGGTGTGGGAATACTATTGTCCATGCTTGTATTTCCTAATGAACTTAGAATATGGAACTTATATCTCTTTGTTGGTTTTGTTGTGGTTGCCGCTATATACGGGGCCTTTACAGCGAATAAAAAGATTATTTTTTCTCAAGGACTACCAGCTATACTTGCGCTTGTAGCATTGATTTTGTCTAATAGTTAGAAAGGAGTTTTTTTATGGCAGTGACGGTTGATGATATTAAAACCAGCTTACGATTGGATTTGACCGAAGATGATACCTTAATTCAGGGCTACTTAGATTCTGCTAAGGAATATGTGCAGACCGCCGTTAGCACTACGGCTGGTTTAACCCAATATAAGCAATATGATTTTGCGGTGTCGTTGCTAACACAATTCTGGTATCAAAACCGGGTGGTGGATATGAAGCAGACTCCTTACCAAGTGGTTAGCATGATCCAGCAACTCCGTGGGCTGACAAGCGAATAAAAAACATTGATGAATAAATTTCATTTAAAAATGTAATAGGTGAAATTAATTAAACGAAATGTTATAATATAGGTGTCCTTAAGTAATTCATTTAATTCATTGTTAGTAAGGGAGCCGCAGATTGCGACTCCCTCTCCTTATACATATATTTGGAATCAGAAAGCGTGGTTCCAATGCGTCAAGATATTAAGAAGATCCGTAATTTATTAAAAGAGTATGCCAAACTAAAACAGGAAATTCGGACGTTTAATCAGGTATCTAGTCCGGTTTTAAGCGTGGCTCCTAGTCACAGCGGCGGCAATGGTGTTGAAACTAGCCTCATTAACTATGTTGACCTATCTTATCAGTTAAAAGAGGTTGATGACGCGTTAAATGCGATCCACAATACGCAGTATCAATTTATCCTGCATGATTATATCATTGAGAAACGTTTCACCCGAAGCGAGGCTTGCGAACGATTATCCGTTAGCACCAGCAAATTTAATCATATGAAAAACTGTGCGCTTGAATTATTTAGGGTTGCATACATCGAATTAAAGTGTTAAAGTTAGTTAAATTGACATGTTCGGAAGTTATAAGTATCATTCATCTTTGCTATCTATTATTTTCTTAGATGTTAATTCAATTTGGTTACTTTGGTTTGATTCCTAGGAGGATATATATATGCAAAATGGTACTGTAAAATGGTTTAATGCTGATAAGGGCTTTGGGTTTATCACTGGTTCAGATGATAAAGATGTATTCGTACACTTTTCAGCAATTCAAACTGACGGTTTTAAGAGTCTTGACGATGGGCAAAAAGTTAGTTACGATGTTGAACAAGGCGATCGAGGACCTCAAGCGACTAATGTTGTTCCACAATAATTTGTCTAATATTATGAAGAACTGCTTTTGATGGAGCAGTTCTTTTTTATTAAAGGCATACAGGAAAGCAATGTGATAATATGGATTTTATAGATGTTTATGGCATTAATCACGAAAATTGTACGCTTGTTACACCAACTAGAGAGTATAGTCGAATCAACATATTCATGGATTCAGTTGGGCGAAGATTTGTAGCTATGAGTCCTGATCCTGTACCTAGTAAATATGGCTCAGTAAATAGTCATTGGAAACGTGGCCGGCCATCTGAAGCACCGAAAGATTATTTTTATATTGATAAATAAAAAAACTGTTAACCGATGAAGTTAACAGTCACTGCCCCGCGCAAGTATGAAGCCACCGGAAACGGTGGTTTTTTTGTAAAGTAAGCCAAATGGTAAGCCAACCATTATTTACTAAGCGTTAAAACCATTGCTATCATTGGTGTGTAGGCATTTATAAAGAAGTGGGGGTCATTCCCAGTATACCCAATAGTAGTTTTGTATTAGTCGTCATTAGACCTCACGGGGGTTGATATGACGGCTTTTTTAGTACATTGGGCTTTGCATGGGTTTCTGTGGATAACCATCAAAACGTAGTCAAAAACGTAGTCACTTTTTGTAGTCAGAAACGTAGTCACTTTTCAGACAACCGAAACACGGGGCAACTTTCCTGCTCGCTGTAGATTTACACCAACTAGAAATTTAAGTAGCTGGCAAGTTTCTCCGTTGCCTCGTTCTTTTCCTTATCCGTAACCGCCGTGTAAATATCTAAGGTGGTCTTATAGCTAGAGTGCCCCAACTGGTCTTGCACCGACTTGATAGAGGCACCGGCCTCAAATGCTAACGTAGCATACGTGTGGCGGAAAGCGTGCACTGTGACGTGTTTCAAATCATACTTGCTGAGAGTATGCTCTAACCATTTACGCGGCTTAGAGGGCTGACACATTTCGTTATTCTCGTTAGCAAAGATAAGGTTGTGCCCCTGATTAACGTTGAATCCGTATTGCAGTAGTTGGGTTCTCTGCTCAAGTTTCCACTGCTGTAGAATATGGCACGTTTTGGGGTCAAGGTAAACGGTTCGGTTACTGCGGGCTGTCTTGGGTGATTGTACCAGTAAGCGCGCGTTGTCGCCCCGTGATTGCGTCTTAGAGACAGTCACCGTGTTCTTACTGAAATTGATGTCCGACCATTGCAGGCAGAGCATTTCAGATTTACGCATACCACTGAAAGCCGCCAACCTGAAAAACACGTTCGCTTGCGGGTCATTATCATCATCGTTCAAGCACTCAAAAAAGTGTTCCAGTTCGGCCCGGTCAAAATAGTTTTCCAGATTGCTACGTGAACGGTTGTCTTTATTAACGGGGATGATTACAGAGGATACGCCTTAGATCTATGAGAGATAGCATGTCCCGGGTGAGGGTTATCTGCCATCTTAAATGCAGCGAACATCCGCCAGTAATTCGGTCGTGCAGTGGGGCAGGTTAGGTCCACACAGGTGAGAATTATAATCTGAGCTTGTTTTGGGGATGACGGGCACCAATTTGAGAGAAAAATAAAAGGCCACCATGCCATGGGTGGTCTTTTTGGTGGGCTCTAGTATAGTCCTTGAATATAATCAGCTGCCACCTTAGAATAACGGGCAGTCACAGGTTCATAACCAGTTACGCTGTTTACGTAGTCTTCTGCAATATCGTTGAATGCTAGGAAGAACGTCTGCTTACCGTTCTTGACAGAAAGGTTGAATTCACCCGGGTCAGAATCAATCATATCGTTTTGATAAATATGGCCTAACTTGAGAGTCATCTTATAACGGTATGTTTTACCTGCCTTGGTCTTCTTAGTAGTTACACCGCTAACAGGCTTGCTGAGGTAGTAGGTAAGCGTTGAATGAGACCGCTTAAAACTCTTGATTTTAGCATAGCGAGTTTCCTTATACACTGTGCCCTTACTGTGATAGACAAGTTGGCTGTCCGCCGTGACCGTAATAAATGGTCGCGTTCTTTCATCACCGTTATGGGGCGCTTTGTTATTCTTGATTGGCAAGGCTGGAACACTAGCCAAGGAATTATAAGAAAATGCAGTGCTGCGTGTGTATGATTTAACTGCTGCACCGTTTGCCTTAATCATGAGAAAACTATATTTCCAGTTGCCTAGACGGCTGAACACTTTTTTCTGATTCTTGATGCTTAGAGTAGTGTTATCTAGGGAGGTCAGATTTCCATTTCCGTCAGCATATCCTGTCACAACCGAACCCTTTGGCAGGATAACAGTTTTATGTCTAAACTCATTGGTTAATGCAGTGGCCTTTGTTAACTTATACGTTTGACGATGATTGTACGTATCAGGCTTCACTGTAGCAGCCGTCCCAGAGCCGTAGTTGTCGGTAACGCCGAATGCTTTACTAATATCTATTTTGTCAAATAGAGTATCTAACTTTTTTTGGTTTTTAACTGTTTGTGCGGGCGTTACAATGGGTGTCACTGACGCATGTGCTGTAGGCGTCCCCATAGCAATTTCAACCCCTGTAACTGCTCCTAAAAGCATGAGAGGAGCGGCGTATTTGCATGTTAACCTAATCATTTAGTTACCCCCTAATATGTGTGTTACCTGTAAGGCATTATAAACCTGCTGAACGTAAATTAAAAACCATCCCCCGAATAAGAAAGATGGTTGGTAGTTGACCTATTTTAAAATTGCCTTTCCCGCTAAGATGATGAAAGCTAGTGCAAAGAAAATAACGGTCAGTGTATTCACGGTTCGTTTACTCATTGTAGTGCCCCCTTGGGTGCCGGTGTGTTTATCTGAAAATCAGGTAGGGATAGGAAACTAATCACATCAATAGCCATACAGTAGCGCAGTTGCCTTTTTACTTTTCATTGTGATACCCTCTTGATTACTGAAATAATATATTGGCAACTACTAATATCATGCCAACTGCAACGGCAATTCTTAAATAGATCCATTGACGACTAATCTTTTTCTTTAGAACCTTATTACTCATGCTACTGCCTCCTTAGAATAACCGTAACGCTAGTAGAACTAGCACGAGTGTAATACCAATGTTAGTAGCAACTTGCGTTTTCTTTTCGTAGTCAACTTTCTTTTGTTTATTCATGCCGCATCACCCTAACTAAGTTACGTACTGCTAGGACTAGTCCAATAACGGAAATAGCCAGTGTAGCAAGGGTGATAACGTGTGATAAGTTAGCCATATTGTTTTCCCGCTTTCTACCTAATAAAATACACCTAGCCTGCAAAACATAAAAGGGGCAAAAACTAATAACCTCTGTTGCTGAATGCTCTGTCCGAATAGATTGAGTAGGCTCTTTTGGTACATAATGGCAAAATAAAAACCGTTAGCCGTTACGCTAACAGTTCCATTGCCCTGTTGAAATTGGGCCTCATTTATGTGTGTGTGTTATTGTGAATGGCAGCCAAAAGGGCAGCCACTTTTTAAACTTTATTCCAGACAACCGAAACGCCGGGCAACTTTTCTGCTTACACCGTTTTGAATCATACTTTCGTGGACAAGAGTCTAGGACTATACAGGGCGTCAATAGGGTAGCTAAATTGTTCTTCTTAGTTTGCGTAAAAATTTCGCTCTATACCCAAACCAATAGCAACATTAAACAAAAAACAATTATTCTAACGATGTGATGTTTTAAATGAAAATTATTAATCGCAATTCCATGCATAATGGCAGCACCGATAAGAATAATAGCGGCACAAGTGACAGCAATTTTAATTTCCGTTGAAGTGCCTAGAAAAAGAAATACAGCAATAAGTAATGGGCTAAGTAAATTAAAAGCTCCGGACACTTTCAGCAAACCATTACCACTGACATACGCCTTAAAGTTTGCTAATGTTGCAATCCCCATCAAAATTGAAAATACAAAAATTGCGTACTCAACTATAACATTTAACATATAAAGTCCTCCTCATCAGGATGAGCAGAATCCCATTTCTAGCCAATAAAACAAACGCCACTAACATTAAAAAGAGTATACCCCAGATCACAGAGATCACTGGAATAGTGGCTTCTATAGTTAAGAAACCAAATAAAAAGACCATCAAAGGGCCTAAACAGCAGCAACCTTCAATCGCCTGTAAAATAGATAATATCATGATCCCAAACTATAACTTGAATAAATGGGGCTTGCCGTAGTACCAGCCTTGTCGCAGGTCCAATTCTAGGTCGTTAGCCATTTCGTCTTCCTCGGCGTTTTCCACACCTTCAAGAATGAGCCGAAGCTTGTACTCTTGAGCAATCTTCTTCCAAAATTTTAAGTGTTCTGGAATTTCATCCGCACGGCCCTCTGCCCGGAAGTTTTGCATGGCAAACTTGATTTCACTGGCGTAGGGGAGGACTGGTTTCAGGTGATCATACGAGTTGACCCCGGTACTGATGTCGTCCAGGCTCAGTTGAATGCCGTGATCATCGAAGAAGTGGACCTGTTCGATGAGTTGTTCGTTGGTGACGGCCTTGTCGGTTTCTTCTTCAGTAACTTCCAAGACTAAATTTACGGGATAAATCTGTTGTTGCGCGGCGACAATTGCTTTAGCAATCGTGCAGTCGATGAATTGATGCTGATTGACGTTAAATGAAACGGACCCAATCTTAAGACGCAATTTTTGCGCGGTCCGTTTCATCAAGTCGGCCTGAGTGTCGATGGGAATGGATTCGAAGTCTTTGGGTAGGACCCATTTGTCATCGACCTGTTGGCGGATCAATAATTCGTAACCAATCAACGAATTGTTGGAAACATCTAGCTGTGGCTGAAGAAAATAACGGTACATGGTAATCAGGTCCTCCTTCCAAAGGTGTCTGCTCCTATCATACTTTATTTTGACGAAATGGGATAGGGGGCAAAGACAAAAAATGTCGATAGGGGCTGACTACAAAAACGGCTAATCGTTCAACCCCTGACATATTAATTTATATAAAGCCCTATGGATTTATTATATAAAATGTTCTATAGTGGGTGCTATGAATAAATTATTGCGTTATACTTAAGCGTAAGTTAATTTACTAACAGCGACTGGTTTTTACCAGTTAATTCATTGAAAAAACAAGGAGACTGATTCCATGTCATGGACTATGTGGCTAGTGCCGCCGATCATTACTAGTATTTTCTTTGTCTTGGGAATCATCACTCTCTACTGGTCCATCTTCACCTGGGTGACTGCCAAGGTGGAGTCGAGCAGTAAGCCCCATAACTTAAAACGGATTCAGGTGTTACTGGGAACGTCCTGTGCGGTAATCTCCGTCTTCGCCCTACAGCTGATAGTGCGGGACACCCACCTGTCGTGGACGTTCACCAATTTCCAACTCCTACTGCTAATCTTCGCGGCGTACTTCCTGCAATTAAAAATTCCTAACTGGCTAATCTTGTTGGCCGGGGTGGGGTTCATGGTGATGAATGGTAACGTGACCGCTATTCTTTCTTGGGGATACACGTTCCTGTTTGTGCTTTTCTACATGATTTCTTACCAACAAAGTACCCACCTCTGGCGTGCGCCGTACACCCGCTACATCACGGTGGCCTTGGGCTTTGGGATGGCGTTATGGTTATTTGTTAAATTCCGGTTCCATCTTCCATGGGGCACGTATTGGATTGAAATTGCGGACTACGCCGTGCTAGCGTCATTAATGTACGGATACTTCCGGATTCAGGACAAGGACCGTCGTATCAAGAATCGGCTGTTCCAGTCCGCCAATTGGGATGCACTAACGCACGTGCAGAACTATGCAGCATATGACCACGCTATTGGGTATTACTTCCATCAAAGTGTTGCCCACAAGAAAAATTTGGCGATGGTCATGTTTGATATCGATCATTTCAAACGGGTGAATGATACCTACGGGCATTTAGCCGGTGACGAAGTGTTGAAACAGGTGGCCAGTACCGTGGCCAGCACGATTAGGGCCATCAATCCGGAGATCATTCTCTACCGGACCGGGGGCGAGGAGTTTAATATTCTGTTACCGGGATATGATATTAATCGTACCCGACCGGTGGCTGAGGCAGCGTTTGACGCGGTAAAGAATCTTAAAATTCCGTACAACGAGGAAACACTACAGGTGACCATTTCCGTCGGGGTTTCCGTGCTGCACGAGGGTGACCACAACCCCTTGGACTTTTACAAGCGGGTCGATGCCAACCTATACCATTCCAAGAAGAATGGTCGGCAACAGATTACCATAGGTTAACTGAATATAAAATGTGAGCGTGCCTACGATTGTGGGTGCGCTTTTTAGTTGGTAGGGGCGCGGGCCCTTTATAAATATTTAAATATCAAATCCATGCGAACCCGAATAAAATCGTGTAGAATACGACTTAACCGGGGTTCCCCGGGCAGAATGGAGCGATCATCGTGATCTTTTTACTATTACTATTGTTATTACTGTTTCCCATCTTGCGACTGGTCTTCGGCTTGGCCGGCTGGTTATTAGGCATCGTGGGCACGTTCATTATCGGCGCCATCGTCCTGGTAGCCTTCGCGGCCCTGTTCCGCTTCTTCATCGTCGCGGTCCTGGTCATCGGTGGCGGCCTCTGGGCTTCCCACGCACTATTCAGCTAGTAGTGTGGGGTGTAGCGTTGCGCCTGCGGCAGTTCAGGAAGGCCAACCTGTGGGGAACGGTCGAAGCCAAGAAGCGGTCTTCGACCTCGTGGGTGAGCCTTGAAAAGCACAAGTCTCACCCACGTCCCGTGCTGTAAGGCCGGGCAAAAACTCCCGGCCAACAGCACCGACACAGGTGGGCCTTCCTGACTGCCTCCGGCTACACTCGGACTGGCTGAGGGCGGTCAATATGTGCTCTCCAATCGTATAGCTGGATAGGGGATAACGACAATAAAAATGTGATTAAAAAACGTCACAAATAATTAACAGACAGTGTTACAACGATAACAGAAAATGGCGAATGGCATTACGGGCTAAACCAGTGTCAGCCGCAGGGCTGGTGAAAATGGGCTCAGCCGTGGGAGTTGCCTTAGCGGTTTACCGCTTAGGCAACTGCTATCTTTGAGACGCGCTTCTTAGCGGCTCAAAGTAAGTCTGGAGACCGCCCTTCGGCTCCAGACGTGCGCCCACAGCGTCACGGCCCAGTTTTCACCAGCCCGGAGGCGAAAGCAACACGCGTTTAACCCATAAATGAAGACAAAACAAAAACGGATGGCCGGCTGGCCGTCCGTTTTTCAATACATGTGTTATTCAAATGACATCTCCACCAAATAGGTCTGCTCAGCCGGAATGTGGCTGGTCGTGATCCAGACTTCCCGATAGTCTAGTTTAGAACTGCGGGTCCGCTCGAAGAAATCGTTGAGGAGGTCGCCGTTCATTGCCAAGAAGTCATCGTCCATCCGGTTGACCAGCAGGTGGCCAACGGGGAAGTAGAGCTCTGGATTGGCCACGGAAACTGTGTCCGGCACGCCAATCGCGATGACGTTGCTGTTGCGCTGCTGGATAAAGCGCACCCGGTCTTGGTGGCGGTGGATAAAGGTTAGGACGTTATAGATTGAATCTGAGTTGCTCGCCATTATCTTTCTCCCTTCGGTGACCCCATTGTAACAAATTTTGAAACGTTTGCCAGTCTCAAACGCTTGTCAGAAAGGGCTTTCCTCGGCAACCCGTTTGATGGGAAAGTGGCAAAAGTTTATCAGGACGTGAATGAAAGCGGATACGAACTTGCGCTAAAAATGCCGGTGACCTGATAATAAAATTCTTAATTTCCCATACTGACCTTCCCATGGTCGGGAACGAGAACCGCTGACTGGATAAAAAGCAGGGCCAATGGGGAGCTTAACCAGCGTCAATCAGGGGACGCCGGTGGTTTTCAGCTAGTTAAAATTTGCGAGAATCCTTTATTGCAAACCGATTTCAGGCGAGTATAATTATCGCACTAAAGGTTGAAAGTACTCAAATAGGCTTCAGCCCTTGGGATACTTGAACTGGAGCAACTTAAATTAGATTTTATGC